CTCAGCATGATGGTCAAGGAAGTCACGGAAAAGCGGATGAAATAATGGCTGGCCTAACTTTCCTTCGGGTAGTCGGTAATGATGAGCTTGCTCGCCAAGAGCAGGAGGCGTCGGACCGCGCACTAGCGGACCGGCAAAATCAGCCCGTCATCCTCGGGCTTACCGGCTACCTGCGGGAGTGTTGGGACGCGGCTCAGATGGCGAAGAAGCCCATTGAGCAGGAAATGCTCCGCGCCCTGCGGCAGCGGAACGGCGAGTACGAGGCCGACAAGCTGCAGCAAATTCACGACCAGGGCGGCTCCGAAGTCTACATGATGATTACGGAGGTGAAGTGCAGGGCCGCTGAGTCCTGGCTTCGGGACATTTTGCTCGACAGCGGCTCGCCCCCGTGGGACTTGCACGCCACCCCCATCCCCGATATGTCTCCCGCCCAGTCCCAAGCGCTGCAGGCGGAGTTCGCCGAGAAGGTGCTCAAGTTGATCCAGGCCACGGGGCAGGCGCCCAGCCTGGAGGAGATGGCGGAAATTCGGGAGATGGTCTCCCAAGATTACCGCTTCCGGGTGATGCACGAGGCGCAGCTCCGCGCCGATAAGATGAAGACTAGGATTCAGGACCAGTTCGCCCAGGGCGGCTGGGAGCAGGCGTTCAACGATTTCATTACGGACTTGGTAACTTACCCCTGTGCGTTTGTGAAGGGGCCGGTTGTTAGACGGCAGCGTAAACTTGGCTGGACCACCTCCGTTACGGGGGAAACCGTTGTTGACGCTACTGAAGAGTTAGCACCTGAGTACGAGCGCGTAGACCCCTTCCGTATGTATCCGGAACCCGGAATCTCTGATATTTCAGAGGGTTACATATTTGAGCATCACCGCATGTCGCGGACCGAGCTGTCAGAGCTGATTGGCGTACCGGGCTATGACGACGATGCCATTCGGAAGATTTTGGAAGAGGGTAACGGCCAGTCGTGGATCAACGAAGACGTTGAGCTGATGAAGGACGAGGAGGAGCGGAAGTATTACTCCTACATGCGCCCGACGACTGAGTTCGACGCCCTTGAGTTCTGGGGCAAGGTCAGTGGTTCCATGCTTCGCGAGTGGGGCCTGTCTGAAGACGAGGTGCCTGACCCGGCCAAGGAATACGACGCGAACGTCTGGGTAGTGGGGAACTACGCCATCAAGGCTGTGCTCAACTACGATCCGCTGGGAGAGAAGCCCTATGCCAAGACTTCGTTCATTAAATGCCCCGGAGCCTTTTGGGGTAAAGGTATTCCCAAGATTATCGAAGATTTGCAAAGCGTTTGTAACGCGGCTGCGCGAGCTTTGGTCAACAATATGGGAATATCTTCTGGCCCCCAAGTAGAGGTCAACGTCGAGCGGCTGCCGCCGAACGAGGATATTACCCAGCTTGCCCCGTGGAAAATCTGGCAGACCATCAACGACCCCACGGGCTCCAGCGCTCCGGCGATTCGCTTCACCCAGCCTGACTCCCGCGCCAGCGAGCTGATGGCGGTCTACGAGAAGTTCAGCCGCCTTGCCGACGACCACTCGGGTATCCCTGCCTATGTGTACGGGGACTTGAACGTGCAGGGCGCCGGGCGTACTTCCTCGGGTCTGTCCATGCTTATGGGCGCCGCAGGCAAGGGCATTCGCCAAGTGGTGATGCACATCGACTCTGATGTGGTGAAGCCCATCGTCATGCGTCAGTTCGTGTACAACATGCGGTACGATGAGGACGAGTCCATCAAGGGCGACGCCGAAGTGCTTGCACGGGGTGCTATCAACCTAGCGGTCAAGGAGACCGTGAACGTGCGCCGCGTTGAGTTCCTCAACGCCACGGCGAATCCGATTGATGCAGAGATTCTTGGTAAGGATGGCCGCGCCGCGATTCTTCGCGAGGTGGCTAAAGGTTTGCAAATGCCGGTGGATGAGATCATTCCTTCTCGGGAGAAGGCTGACTTCAAGAACCGCGTTCAGGCCAAGGCGGCACTTGCCCAGGCGGCTGCAGGACAGCCCGCCGAGGGTGGGGCGCCGACGCAACCGGACGGTTCTCCCAAAGGTGGAATGGACGCAAACACCGTTCAGAGCCGGGCAAGCGGTAGGGCCGTATGATTAGGCCCCCGCCGCAGGTCATTAAGACCCTCGCCCTTGTCTCCCGCCAGCACCCGGAGCTTCTGGAGTGGCTGGAGGAGTGGCAGATGCGAGAGCTGAAGCGGCTCCCAAGCGCAGTAGAGAACGTGGCAGTCGGTCAGGGACGCTGCCAAGTTCTGGGTGAAATCACCCAATTAGTTCAACAATCCCCTGAGATAGCGGCAAAGCTATAGCTCGCCGTCTAATCACGCATACCGACAGGAGCGTAAAACATGGCCCTTCCAGAGCAAGTCCGAAAGCAGACCGAGGCAGTACAGGAACTGTACAAGCAGTTGAACGATGATGGTACGACCGGCGACGATCAGTCCGCCGAGGAAACCACTTCTGAAGCTGCTGAGGCAGACCGCTACGAAGCCGACGAGAATTTTGCGGAGGACAATGCTGCTCCGTCCTCGACCGGGGAGCACAAGTCTGAGGACGACAAAGCGTCGGAGGAAACTCTCCTTCAGAAGTATCGCACGCTCCAAGGCATGTACAACGCCGAAGTACCCCGCATGCACTCGCAGAACCGGGAACTTCAGGGCCGCGTACAGCAAATGGAACAGTTACTGGCCTCTCTTTCTGCACAGCAGAACGCCCCTCAACAGCCCGCTCAGGCGCAGAAGTATTTGTCTGACAAGGATGTAGAGGACTACGGCGATTCGATTGATGTGATGCGTAAGGTTACCCGAGAAGAACTCGGTGCCGTCGCGCAGCGCATTGCGCAGCTAGAGGGTCTTGTTCGGCAGATGCAGACCAATGTGGTTCCGCAGGTGCAATCACTTGCGCAGCGGCAGGCTGTATCCTCCGAGCAACAGTTCTGGTCCGAACTTGGAGCGGCAGTGCCGAACTGGCGTGAGGTGAACGACAATCAAGACTTCCAAAGTTGGTTGCTTGAAGTTGACCCCATGACCGGCTCTACACGCCAAGCGTACTTGGAGGATGCACAGCGGAATCTTGATCCCCGCCGTGTCGCGAGCTTCTTCCGTACCTGGCTTGAGCGTAATGGACAAGCCACTGTTGCTCAACCCAAGCGTTCCGCTCAAAGCTCTGAGCTGGAGAAGCAGGTTGCCCCTGGCCGCTCACGCGGTGCGGGTAGTCCGCAATCTGGCAAAGGTAAGGTATACTCTCCCCAAGACATCCAAAAGTTCTTTGACGATGTTCGATCAGGAAAGTATAGAGGCCGTGAGCAGGAGAGGAACAAAATCGAACGCGACATCTTCGCAGCACAGCGAGAAGGTCGCATCCAAGTTGGTGCTTGATTAGAGGATTTTAATCATGAGCTATCCGGTATCTCCTGGCCGCCCTAACTACAGCGGCAACTTCATCCCCGAAATCTGGTCGGGCAAGATGATCGAGAACTTTTATGATGCAACGGTTCTCGCCGCCATCTCCAATACCGACTATGAGGGCGAAATTCGCCAGTTTGGCGACACGGTAAACATCCGCACGACCCCCGAAATCACGATCCGTGATTACGTCAAGGGTCAGGCGCTGACCGTGGAAAACCCCGACAAGCCGAAAATCCAGCTCGTTATCGACAAGGGCGAATACTTCGCTTGCGTTGAGGACGATGTGGATCAGGTCCAGTCGGACATCAACCTCATGGATACTTGGTCCAAGGACGCCTCCGAGCGTATGAAGATCAAGATCGACCAGCGTGTGCTGACTGACCTCCTCCCCGACATCGGTGCCTTCAACAAGGGCGCTACGGCTGGTGAGCAGTCTTCCTCCTTCAACCTCGGCACCACGGCTTCCCCGCTGCAGGTGACCAAGGACGGCGCTGGCGGCACGACCGCTGTTGTTGACCTCATGGTTGACCTCGGCACCGTGCTCGACGAAGCCAACTGCCCCGAGCAGGATCGGTTCGTGGTGATCCCGGCCAAGCTGGCTGGCCTCATCAAGAAGTCCGAGCTGAAAGACGCCTCCCTCACGGGTGACGGTACCTCCATCGTCCGTAACGGTCGCCTCGGTATGATCGACCGCTTCACGGTCTACGTCAGCCACAACCTCAAGGTGGACACTGGCGGTAAGTACAACCTCATCGCTGGTCACAAGATGGGCTTCACCTTTGCCTCTCAGATGACGAACATGGAAACCATCCGCTCCGAGACCACCTTCGGTGACATCATCCGTGGTCTTCAGGTGTATGGCTACAAGGTCGTCAAGCCCGAGGCACTGGCTCAGTCCGTCATCCAGTTCGCCTAATCGCCTGACGCTAAGGAGGCACTAAAATGACCGCATATACCGATTCTCTCGGCTTCAACAAGGGTTCCATTGCGTACCCGGACACCGCGTGTGTCTACAAAATGGAAGTCATCCTTGACTTTGAAGAGATCGCAGCCGCTCGTGTTGCTGCTGGCGCTACGGCACTGACGACCTCTGATAGTCTGCAAGTCATTCAACTTCCGGCCAACACCATGATTTTGGGTGCAGGGCTTGAGGTTGTGACTGCCGGAACCGGGAACTGTGACCTGGACTTCGGGTTCGTCGGCGGCACTACCGACCTGTTCGTTACGGACCTGCCGCTGGATACCGTGGGTATCGAGGTTGCCGCGCTTGCGGCTCCGCATATCGTGACTGCAGATGACACGATTGACGTAACCTTTATCGCAGCCGCTCCCGGTTCTGCCGGGGTAGTTCGGGCGTTCGCTATCGTTGCGGACCTCAACTAAGGACGGGGGCTTCGGCCCCCTCCTACCTAGGAGGATAAAATGGCTGTCTATAAAGGTATTACCCACTCTAACCTCAAGGCAATTAACTTTGAGGCGGACACGGCGACGATCACGCAACTGAACGTCACTGATTCGGTCCTGAGCACGCGCAAGCGGTTCACGATTGCTGAAGTGAATGCAGGAGCGACGCTTGTAGCCGCTGTTTCTGGCAAGAGCATTCGCATGGTTAATTGTAAGGCCATCGCCGTTGGCGGTGCCGCTGCTGCAGTTACGACTGTTGATGTTCTTGGCACGCAGACCACCAGCAAGAAGCTCGTCGCTTTTGCCCAGGCGAACCTGACGCAGAGCACGGTGCTGACCGCTGGCGGTACTGGCACAACCGTTCTTGCTGATGGTGCTTCGTTCGTCGCTAATGACGCAGGCACGGCAGTGACCGTAGGCAAGACGGGTAGCGATGTTACGACCGCTACTCACATCGACGTTATTTTTGATTACGTCCTTGAGTAACACTCCGGGGGGCTTCGGCCCCCCGA